CCATTCTTCACAGTCCCTGCTGACATTAAACCAATCCAACGTCCGCCACTTACTGTCAACGGCATCCCACACAGCCCACATCATCAAGCCGTCTTTCAATCGTGGGACAACTTTGTCGAGATTGTGGCCACCGTGGACGTTGGGATATACGTCAACTTCTTCGCCCGTCTCATCGGTGTCAAGATAACAAACAATCTTCGTATCTTCCGGTGCATCGGTTTTACAGTAGGCCTTTCTGGCAAGCCCGGAGTACCTGACGGCTTTGGTTTTCTGCACGCTCTCGGGCGACTGCAGCTGTTCGTTTTTGGCTGCAACACTTATCTGTTTGATTTTGTCGTCTAATCCCAAATCAAGCCTCCTGATAGCTTATCCGCAATCCTGTAATCGCATCAGGCCCCTGTGAATCTGCAAAGTCAGCAACGTAATTGGTGTTCTGGGATTCGCCGGCTGCTTCGCGATAGCTGCGAACGCAAAAACGATACATCTGGCCATCAACTAATTCATCCGAAGTCCAGTTAAACTCGCCGTTGCGCCCCAGCATGTAAGGGACCGTATCGGCAGGGCTCTCGAAGTTGAATCCATCTCCCGAATCTATATAGACCCTGAATCCTGTCGGCTCAATCTCTTCGCCTGTCGGCGTATATCGCCATTGTAGCTTAAATTTCGCCCCGGCCAATTTTTCGAGTGTTAAGTCATCCGGCGGATTCGGCGTGCTGCCCACCATGTCCCCGTTTTCATCGATTGTTATTATGAGGGTGGGCGAATCCTCGCTCTCTAAGCCGCAGCCGCTTACCTGTCGGCGGATGTAATGCCATATCGTATTTGCCGGCAGCTCCTGGCCGTTTACCTGTACCTGCGAATCATCGATGTCCATCACGGCCTGGACGTTGTCGTAGTCCATTATGCCGTCCTGGCCGCGATAGACCCTGTGATAATGTCCCAGTTCCCGGCAATTGCCGTCGTTCCAATCCCAATTAACATTTTCCTGCATCCAGACCTTGGCATCTATGATTATATTATCGAGCTTACCTGCCAAATAGTCGTTTAGTCCTTTTGCTATATATAAATCCTCTGTAGAATCGTGGATTGAACTCGGAATTGTGCCGCTCGGCGTAAATGTCTTTTCAACTCCATCGATATAACATTTTACTAGCCCATTACCGCCAGCACCATCGGCATCATAAGTAACTACTATTCGCTGCCAACTGCTATCAGCCAGTACATCGCCGGTTATACAATACTGTCGGCTCGCCTGTGTTCCATTGGGCGTGATATAAAACAACAATCGTCCACTATCCATTGAAGATACAGAATAGCTTCGCTGACCATCTGTTATACCCTTGCATATCAAGCTTTCATGGGAATTATCACCATTCCGTTTCATCGTGAAGGCAATGGTTAAGTCGCCTGTAATTGACAGGGCTGCACTGTCGGGGACGACAATATAATAGTTCCCTTCCGGCTCAAAATAAAAAGCACCGTTAAGATACGGTGGATTGCCGCTTGCACAGGCAATTTCCGAAGTATAACTATTCTCTTCGCCGCCGTGCAACTCACCGTTGTCGCCGACCTCATTGATAACGACAGGGGACGCAGCGTTATCGTTCAGCTTCATATACAATGCTAATTTTTTCCAGCCCGGCGATGTTGCTGCCATTTTTTACCCTTCCTCTGTCCAGGTACCGTTCTTTGCTGTTGTCATCCAGTCTCCGTTCGAATCGGCAACCAGTGTTATACACTCACCTATAGCGTCGGCCGATTTATATTTGTCGGCCGTCTGGCCGCTGTCATCTCTGATTGTTGCAGAGCCCGGGTCGACCCGCAGCTCCTGGGCCGCCTGTACTGCAAAGGTAAATTCCGTCCCCGCCGGTGCCGATGCCGGCAGGGTAAGGGTAACCACCCCTGATGCCCCCAGGTTCGTATGGATACTATCCGATTCGGCTATTGTGAGCGTATCGTTTCCGGTATGGGCCTCGATTTCCCTTCCGGCCGCAAAATTAAGAAAAGTCTGCCCTCGCAGGTCCCGGACATCGGTAATATCGCCGTCACTGTCAACGTCAATCTCTGCGAGCTTTATATGCTCGGTGCTCGGCCAGCCATCACCGTCGATGCCGCTGCCGATAGTGTTATCGCCGTTGAGCCAGACATAGGTCATATCGTTATCGGTTGGGTTGACGTTAGCGCCTGGCGTATAGGTCTTGACCTCGCCTTTATAAAGGTATTTGCCGCCTCGCACGTTAAACGTTGTAGTTGTCGTGCAGTACACCCCCAGCGCCCCGGCCCAGGATAAGGAATTGACTATACCCCAGGCAAATTTTACATAATCTATCATACAATTGGGGTTGTTGTCCGTTATAAGCTCGATGCCGAAGTTCTTAATGTCGGCGAGCATATCGGCCTCGGCCGGATAGCCGCCTTCCATCTCGGTTCCCGCCGTGTATCCTTCTCTTGTCATTTTACTGCTTCCTTAATTCTATGATTTTGTTTTGCACTTCGAGCCACTGAACGAACAGTGACTGTTTTTTTTCATCTTCTTCTTTTTTCATCTCATCGCCGAGCTTGTGAGCCTGGCCTCTTAAAACTTCCATCGCCTCTTTCTTATCAGCCGGCAGCTCAGCCGGCGGTTCCTGTTCCGGCGGTTTTTGTTTTTCTTCTCGTCTGTCTTTTAAGTCCAGCAGGGCAAGCTGGTTCGCCTCGAGCTCGTCGATACCGGCATCGAAGCGCCGTATCGCCGCCCGCTCCTCGTACTCGTAATCATCCGCTATTGCTGTCATTTTTTCTTCGCGGCATCATACACAAGTCATTTATCACTATTTTTAAATCGAGCTTTTGGGCAAGGACAATAAGCTGAGCCATGGTTATCTCGGAGTCCTTATCGACCGGCCAGCCTTCGGGCAGCTCAAAGCCTAATCCGAGCTTGTTATATTCTCCGTTGGCGCAGCCCTTTGCCTTCATTGCCTCGGAGATTTGCCTGTCCAGCTCCATTCTTTTGACTGCTGTCATTTCGACCGAGACTATCTGGTTTTCACTGCTCATTTTTTCGCCCTTTTTGTTTTTCTCTGAGGTTGAGCCGCAACAGCCATTTATTTGTGCCGTTTGTATGACAATTGCCTTGAATCTCAATTTCAACATTTGGGAGAGTTGAATGAATGACCTGTGCCGCCAATAAAGCCCTCTCTGTGTCCCTATCCATTTTTCCTAATCTCCTTACCGTTCTCATTTAAAACCTTCTTTATAAAATCGATCCAGTTTATGTCCGTATTTATTATTAAAACATACCCACACCTCCGTTTTGGGTTTTTCTCCGATTACTTCGAAGCGGATATATTTGTATTCTTTGGCCATTTTACAACTTCCTTTCAGCTAACCCCGCACGTGGCAACTCCGCAGCATATTCTCATATTAAAAAGCGTCCCCTGCCCTTGGGAGTTGACAGACCTTTTACGTTTATGCGTCTCGCCCAGGATTCGTTTCGCATCGATTTGCCTGCCCTCGAGGTAATCTCTCCAGAGATTGTCGTCTTTTGTAAGCCAGTATCCGTCCGTCAGGGTCGCCACGATATGCGAGCCGTTTTTGCGAAGGTGCTCTACGATGGCCCTTATATGCCGTCTCTGCGTCTCGCGGCTGCCGGCCAGTCTGAGCCTTTTGGCCAGCTCGGCGGCCACCATTGATTCGGCGGCCGTCTCCAGCAGGCTCAAACACCTGGCCGCCTCTAACGTTGTTATATTTGCCTTGTTCATATTTACTCGATGTAATCGACCGCCCCGGGCAAATCAGGCTCGACGAAAAACGCATCCATGACGATTCGCCGAGCCCCGACTTGGACCAGCTGCTCGTCCGTGAGCCTGGCAAGCGCTTCCTTATCGACCGTCTCTTTAGTCCTGATATATATTTTTGCCTTTATCGGCGAGAAGGCCTTTTTAATTAATTCCAGCGTGGTCTTTTTGATGCTGATAGATGTGCTCTTTCGCCAGCCGAGCGTGCCGAAATTAAGTGTTATGCTTTTTTGTTTTTTGAACCGGTCTTTATTGGTTTCGGCGAATACCTCCAGGCTTCGTGCGTACAGCTTGATTTTTTCCTGAAGCGTTTTTGCCGCCTCGGCCAGGTCCGCCTTGGCCTTGTCGATTTTATCTTTAGCCTCATCTTCTGCTTTGCGGATATCTTTCTGTAGGTCGCCTATTTTGCGAATGTATTCATCGGCCGTCTCCCAGTCGGCGATTTGAACAATCGTGGGTTTATCCGATTTTACTCTTGACATTACTGACCTCCATGTCACTCTGGATTTGCTTTAGATTTGAATAATTTTTACCCATCTGTCGGGAAAGCATCGACTTTAACGCCTCGATTACATTGTATGCCGTTCGGGGTGATAGCTTGGTGAGATTGTCGGCCGCCCCGTTCGTGGCTCTTTTGAGCATCCCGTTCAGCTGCTCGTCGTTCCAGCCCAGATCACCTGCTAATTTTTTTATTGCCGACTGCTGTGCGAAGCTTGCGACATCGCCGTTAATCTCGGCCGCTTTTTTGCGGAAGTGGTCGGCCTCCTTATCAGGGCACCGCCAGCCGTGCGCCTCGCAGATTGCTAACATATCGGTTAATTGCGAGTTGTTTAGCTGCTTGCAGCTCGTAACGCGGCTGCCGTCAGGCCGTTTGTACTGGCCGAGCAGCAGCCGGTACCTGGCCTCGGCCTTTTTCCTGCGGATTCCGGCCGCCTTAACGGCCGTTTGAACCAGTTTTATTTGATTATTATTGAGCATTTAAATTCTTCTCAATATTCAATATTCAATATTCAATAATTTCTATCCCGCCTTTGCTGCCGTCTTTTCTTCCGCCTCTTCGAGCGGCTCTTTAATCTCGACCGGCAGCCACACCTTGACCGGCAGCCGCATCTGTTCGATGGCTCTTAGAATTGCTTCTGCGTCGATACAGCCCGCATCTTTTACCTCACTTGCCGTATGCAGCGCCATGATAATCAGCTCACACGTGCGGACCCTTCCGGTCCTTGCTGACCGGCATATTCTCTGCAGCAGTTTTACCGCATCGTTTGTCAGTCGAATGCCGCCGTACTGATAGAGCTTTCGGATATCTTCCGTAGTATATAGTCCACCGTCCTTTTCCGCAGCCGCCGCATCGAGGTTGAGTATATAGCTCAGCCGCGATGTGAACTGGTCGAGCGATTCGCATCCCCGCCGGGACTTCGGCTGCATAATGGTATTAAGCAGGTCCGCATTGCCTGATAGTATCAGGGGGCATCTGCATTTGACCGCTATGATCTGTCGAAGCTGGTTCAATTCTTTTACGTTGAGCGATGAGCACTCATCGAGCATTATTATTACGTGTCTGTTTTGGAGGTTCTCGATGAGCCTTTCGGTGACTTTGGCAAGCATCCCCGATGAATCGACTCCGAGTTTTTTTGCAATCTCGGCGAAGATTGTAGTCGAGCGCATAGTATCATCGAGCTCTGCGTATATGGTATTTCGATTTGCCTTTGCGTACTGCTGCAGGCATATGCTCTTGCCGTGCCCGGCGTCGCCGATAATGATTCCTATCCTGCCTTCGCTGCTGGAAAAGTCCTCCGTCTTCTTTATAAGTGCGTATATACTCTGCGCAATGGTTGTTCTGACGAACGGCGGCCCCTGCACCTGCCGCTCTTTTCGCCGCACCGAATCCATCCACTGCACAGCTTTATTTATAAATTCATCGAGGTTACCTTTGTATTTTTTAGACAGGCATTGGCTCAGCCTCGAATCTTTTATATTCAGCAGCCTCGCCACCTGCGCCTGTGTATAGCCTCGCTCTTTTATAAAGGCGGCAAGCTTATCGGCAACCTTGTCGGCCTCTTCTTTGGTCATATCTTTCGGCATCCTTTCCTCGATGATTCGGGCGTCCTGCTCGAACTGTTTTTGCAGCCCGTCATTCATCGAATATTTTTCTCCTTGTCTGCTTGTTCGGGTTAAGCGCTGAAAAGTCCATATCCAGCACGGTCCTCGTCGATTCGGCACCGGCCGCCTTTTTGACGGCGCGTACAACGTCCTGTCTCTTGTGCTCTGCCACCTGCGTATCGAACGGCGTCTTTACCGGCCGCAGCGTGGCTTGATTTTCGATTCTCGATTTGCGATTGTCGATTTGCGATGCCGCCGCCCTGATACTGAGCGATGCGATATCCATATTTGCGGTAAGCCGTGAATTTTTATATGCCCGTGCGATTTTAAGTGCGTTTGCCTTTTGCCGGGTCGCTTCTCTGTACGCCTCATCCGACACGCCTGGGCCGTATCGCACAAGTTCGTTCTGCTCGGCCCGTGTTACAAGTTTTAGCGTCACCGTATCATAGACATCGACAACGGCTAAGTTGTCAGGGTCAAAAGCGACCCTGACTTTTTTACCCTGGTAGGCCAATAGGTACGGATTGAACTGGCCGTAATGCATATTTTTGAATCGCACACCGTTTTTGCCGACTGATATTTCCCCGCTCCACGCCCGCAGCAGCAGCTCGATAACCCCTTCAATCAGGACCCTGCGCGAGCGTCTTTGGCCTAACACCTCGAGCGGCGCCCTTTTATCCATTCCCGCCCCGCTGTGTGCCGAGTTGTTATAGACCTTTACGTACTCGCCGACTAATTCTGCGAAGCTGTCGATGTCGTATGCGGCGGCGTTCGCCTTTTCGCTTTGCAGAAGGTCTTTTAGGTAATCCGGCTTTCGTTCGGAATCTTTCCCACAGTAGGTGGCAATAGTCTTTGTAAACTGGCAGTCCAATGTATCGAACCATCTCTCGATCGACTTGGACTGAGGACGATGAGGCAGTGCGAACGACACCGTCACATCGAGCATTGCATAAATTCCCGTCACCATAAATTCATCTATATATCCCTTGCGAAGCGCCCTTCTTTTTGCTTTCGTAGTCCCCGTCCACATCTGCGAGTCGTAATCTCTTCCGTTGTCTATCTTGACCGCATCGGGCGGACCGTAACTTTCAATCGCTTTTTTCATAGCCCGAAGGATTGTCGTCTGGTTCGGCGATGTTGATATATGGAATCCTGTTATGGTCCTGCTCCTGTAATCCTCCCATGCGGTGAGCCAGGGGCGGACCCATTTTCCTCTGTGCCGAATCCAGCAGTTAAACTGATGATGGTCTCCTACCCATAACTGTCCCGGCTGCACGCTGTCGGGCTCGCTCTGAATGTAAGGTGCGTATTTCGCCTGGTAAGCGGCCAGTCCCTCGCGGTGCAGCACCTGCACGGGCGCCGGGATTTGCCTGTTTATATATTTATACATAAAGTCGAGGCTTGGCAGCCGCCAGCCTTCGTCTTGGCTCTTATTGACAAAGCAGACGTTTTGCAGGCACGTCTTCACCGATAGTTTCTGCTGGGTAAGGTACATCGACTTGAACAGCTCGAATGCCTCCGGACTTATAGCATCTTTCCCGTTTGTCCTGCCCCTAGTATCTACCAGGCCGAGCAGCCCCCGGTGTCTGTATCGGGCGAGCCATCTCTGAAGCGTTCGTTTTTTAATATTGTGTGCTGCCGTGAACAAATTCAGCAACTTGTTTCTGTTTTTGCAGTTTTTCGAATTCTCCGCTGCGAATTTTTCAAATTCGTTTATAACGCCGAGCCTTTCGACCGCATCGTCTTTTTTGTGTTTCGCAATCTGAGCGAAATCATCCGCATCGAAATTCTTCGCTTCCGCCTCCGCCAGGTCGGGATGTGCTGTAATCGGTATCCACCACTTGCCGTTTTTCTTAATGGCTCCGGGTAAACGCCCCTTAGCACACATTATTCGAATCCACTGAGGGGTTACCCCCCTTAACTTTCCTGCTGTTTTTGCATCGACGTATCTATTCATTTTTCGTCTGTCTTTATGTATTTTTTTATCACATCGACAAACTCACCGAAGGCATCGGCAACCGCCTTGCTCACTTTGCTGGCTGCGGTAAGTATCTCTATATTGATTTTAGTAAGCTCGATTGCCTTATCGTAATCGCCGCCCGGCCCCGTAACTACCGCCGGCGGCTCCGGCAGCTCGTTTAAGATTGTCCATTCTGAGGGCGGTATCTTTTTGCATCCCGCTTTTGCCGCGTAGTATCTGTATTTATGTATAGGCCAGCGGCCGTCCTTTTTGAATTGTACAACCTCGAACCCCGTATCGCAGTGTATGCACCAGCCGAAATATTCTCGAATATACCTTCCGTACCGGTCCGGCCCTTCGGTAATTATCGAATAGCCGCTCAGCTGCTCAATACACCTCGGGCATACCACCCCTGTAACTTTTATTTCTTTTTCTGTGTATGCAACCATAATCGTCCCTCGATTCTCGATTCTCGATACTCGTTACTCGATACTCGATACTCGGCGTTCGAAGTTCGTTGTTTATAGTTCGTAGCTCAATTTGCGACATAACGAGTGCTTGGAACATCGCTCATTGGGCCGCCAGTACCGGTCTTTTTCGTACGAAGTCCTTTACTGATTATCTCAAGCTGTCCTTCGTCAATGTACTGTCCTTCCGGCATTGTATTGTCGTTCTTTGTTTTGATTTTGGGCTTTACGCAATATTGCACGCAGCCATTCAAGTACTCCACTTTTGCAGTCGCAATGCCGGTAAAGCCGCTGACCTTGTCTCTAACCTGCTGACCTAATCGTATCATTTTTAAACTCCTTCTTTTTTTAGCCTTGGGCAAAAGCGGGGTTTGGAATTAGCTCCCTGTCCCCCGCTTCTGCCCTTCTCGGGGGTTTGTCGTATCTCATAATTCACTTTTCAATTCTGGTGGGTTTAACCTTTATAACCCACCGAAGGTCAGGAGATCAACTATGTCTGGCCGGTGTTATTACCCACCGCCGGCTGGGGCTGTACGAAAAACCAATCTTTCTAATTCTATTCACTACTGGCCTTGCCCTTGTGTATTTAATACGTGCCCTGTAAAAACGAGTACCGGCTTGCCGTTTTCATCGTTATGCTGGAAGTATCTCGTCCCGCATCTGTCGCACCCAATGTCGGTTACATCATTGGAAACCTTCAATTCGTACTCATCTCCGCACGCCTCGCATACGAAGTTGTATTTATTCATCCCGCCTTTCTGCTCGATGCACTCAATCATTTTTTTTCATTCCAATAATCAATCATCAGTAATCAATCATCAATTTCTTCACATCTTCCCAGTACTCATCCGTTGACTTTTTTCTCCATCCTCGCGGCCCACCGTTGTAAATCCTCGCTGCAATCTCTTCTTTATGCTTCTCGAGCCAGAGCGTTACATACAGCCTGGCCACTTCTTTTGCCGGGGCGATTTGACGGACATCATCGAGCGTATATTTCGTCCCGTAGAATTTATTGACATCATCGATTGCTTTTTTGTGGATCTGCAGCGGCCCAACGGCCGCCCCGCCGTCCCCGTCCGGCGGCTTTAGTCTGCCGGATGATTCCTTGAGCCAGATTTTCTCAATCAGCTCATCCAGCCAGTCAGGCGGCCGGCCGCCCCGCAGGGGGGGTGCAGGGCGGCCTACCTTCACCTTTTCGGAGGAGGGTGATGATAAATTTGACAAAGGAAAAAACCCGACTGCGGCATTATTTTCGCCCTGCAGGCAGGTGACGTGAGGCCCGCCTGCAGGTATCTTTAGGGAAAAAATTATGGCTATAACAACCAAAATTCTCTTGACATTCTGCCTCATTGTCCTATAATGCCTATCTTCACGGAGGAATATTCAGTTTTTATCGTTTCCGGCTGCTGCCGGCCTGTTTTCATTCCGGGCGGGCCGGGCAGGGCCCGCCCGGTGTTAATAATAATATCAACCGGCCACGTTGGCCGGCTGATTGGCATTTTCAGTCTGTTCGGCAACTTGTGAATCTGGGTAATTTTCGCTATCTGGGCAAGAATTTTCTTGACTTTCTTCATCCTGGTTGTTATCCTGTGCATCTATAAAAGTCTCGTACAGAGCCTTGTATTCGGATGTATCACGAATTAGGGTACGGATGCCTTCGCCGCTTGTCTGAATACCTCTTTTGGAGCAATAAAGTTGAAAGGCATTGAGCACCAATCCTTCGATTTTGCCTGTATAAACGTGTTGGCCTATCGCCATAGTTTAAATTCCTTTCTTGCCTTATTAAATTATGTCGGCACGGTTGGTGAAAGTCAACACCAAAATACACCTAATTACACACATTTTCTCTATTCTTCACATAAGTATTTATTGTATATAAACTTGTAAAGTAAAAAAATTTTTGTAAAATTGTAAATATGGCTAAGAATACAACAACCAGTAAGAGGGTTTTAACCGAAGCGGCTCAAATTACAGTAAAAGAATGGCAGCAGAAATACGGTAGTTTGAGGATGGCAATTTCTACTGGAATAATGGCATTGAAACACCTTTCACCGGAGCAACGCGAAGAGTGTTTGGCTGAGGCCAATGCGCTGCCCACATCCAAATCCGAATCTTCAGAAAAAAAAACTTTACATAATGCTATGAAGATGATAAAAGAGATGACCGAGGTCGAAACGGCCCAGCCCGGCACTATTTATCGGGTCTTAACGCTCGATGAGCAGCAAATCCTCGATGATTTTCGCAGGGCCATAGAGCCTCAAATACCCAAAAAGAAGGTGAAAAAGGCCAAAAGAGGCTAATAAATGAAGACCCAATGCCCGAATTGCAAGGCCGTCCAGGATGTCCCCGAGCATTATGCCCACAAAGAAATAAAATGCCTCAAATGCCAGAAAGGCTTCATTGCAGCCGAATACAAGCCGATTATTATAGACCGTCCCCCGAAAATCAAGCGAGATGAATCTGAATTTTTAGCTCCACCTTCCAGTACAATGTTAAACATATTGGCTTTTTTGGCAATAATAATCTCTCTTTTTGCTGCGGTGGCTTCTGAGTCTGTTATTGTGTTCATAGTGGGTGTAGGTGGCGGCTTTCTTTTGGTGGGACTTGCGGAGATCGTTGATTCTTTGAGAGGTATTTTCCTGCTTCTCAGGAAAATATCTCAAAATTTGCCAAAAAAATAAATCTTAGCCCTTGACGGCGCTTTGCCGAATACTATAATAGCATAGGAGGCGGCGGGCAGATGCACAAAAGCCGCCTGGGGTTAGTAATAATATCAGCCATCCACGCTGGCCGGTTGATGAGCAACCGGCGGGCGTTTTTTTTAAACCCGCCCCGAATTAGTTCGTTGTTCGTTGTTGACGAAACACGATTTACGAATCACGAAACACGAATAATGCAGGGATGCGTAAATGGATTGTAAAAAGCTCTTAAACGGAATTTTACTTCTCGCTGTTTTATTATCTTTAACGGGCTGTGCTGCAGCTCCGCAGAAGAAGCCTGTCTCTCCCGTCCCCGACAATATTATCGATGGTATGAGCACCAAGGCGAAGCAGTGGACTTACGTTTTATTTGAATCCAACAAGCAGTTCGGCCTGCTTGTCTTGATTGGCGTTATCGGCGGGGCGGCTGCGTGGTATTTCCGTGAAGGGCGGCTGCTGGGCATTCCCGTCTTTTGCGCCTTGGGCTGTTTCTTTATCAAGTTCCTAATTACCGCCGGCGACTTGCTCTCCTATCTCTGCATTATAGCCGCCGTAATACTACTGCTTTATATCTTCAGAGAAAAGCTGAACTGCATTAAAGAGCTTGTCTTTTCCATTGAGCCTTACAAGACCGAAGAGTTCAAACAAACCGCCAATGCCATTCAGAGCAGGGCGACAAAACAGGAAGTTAAAAAAATTAAGGAGGCCTGAAAATAGATTTTTCAAAAGTCATCGAGTTGTCAAAGAGCCCCAAATTCTTAAAGCGTCTCGGCGCCGCCTTGGCTGTCCTCGGCGCTGTATTGTGGCTTAAGTCTTTGACCTGGCCGGCGATTATTGTCTTTATCATTGTGGGTATTCTCGATTTGTATCTTATCCGCCAAAAATACGGCACTATAACCGTCTGGATTCGTGGATTGTGCGAGAAGAAGGTTGACAACGTCATTATCATCGCCGCCTTCGTTGTCGTCTGGATTTTTTTGGGTCCGAAGGCCTATCTTGCTTATATGGTCGGCTATCTGGTATGTCATTTTTTTGAGGTACAGGAGTAATGATGTCACCGGCCATGCAGGTTTTAAGTATCGTTTTAAGCGCCTCGGCGACAATTATCGGTATGCTCGTGCTCTATAATCTGCGAATGTTATCGAAGCGTCTCGATGAGCAGGAGCGCCGCATCGGCCGGATCGAGGCCGATGCCAAGCTGCTTTCCGCCCGCAAGCAGAACTGTCAGCGGGAGTTCGTCGGTGTCGGTCACTTTTTAAGGGAGGCCGGCTATACGCGAAGACGTCTCGACGATGTTGTCGAGGCCGTTAAGGAATTGGGCGGTAAGTTCGAGATAATCTCGCAGCTTCCGCAGATTGCCGGCCAGATAGCCTCCAACACGGTAAAGGAAATGGTTTCGCTGCTCAATAATAAGGATTGATTATGGGAATAGACAAGGAAGTTGCAAAAATAAAACTCGTTCGCCGGAGGATTTTATCCTTTTTGAATATGATGGATCCGGCCCCTCTGCTGCTGGGAATGATTTACGACAACATGACTTACATTTACCCTACTTACGATTTCACCCTATTCGAGAAGGATATTATGTACTTTCGCCGCAAGGGCTGGCTCGACTTTGTAAATGAAAAAATTGTCGGGGAGGCCGAATTCAGGCAAAAGGCTGTTTTGCTGACCGCCTCCGGCAAGGAGATTGCCGAGCGGACCCAGACAGACACTGCCCTGGAGATATAAGATGTTAAAGGTGCTTGTAGTAATTGCGATTATCGCATTACTCTGGCTGCTGATAAGAAACTACAACTAATGACTAAAAGAACTCACAGCGTAATTGACAGACTGCCCGCCTCGCTGCGGGAGTCGTTGACTCGTATGGTCGTTGATAACGAATGGCCCGCCGATTTCCCTCGCCTCAAGGCCTTCGGCTTCAAGGGCAAAGACGGCGAGCTTACCGGCAAGCCCCGTTACGAGGATTTGGTTACTTACTGTGAGCATAAAGGTTTTACGATCTCCAAATCAGCCGTCGGCAGATTCGGAATTCGCATGCGGATGTTGAGCCGAATGAAGAACGCCGCTTTAATTGTCCGCGAATGCATGGCCGATCTTAGCGCCGATAAGGCCTCCGCCACACAGAAGGCCGTCGCCGAAATGATAACCGCCCAGACCATCGAGTTCATCGCAAGCAATGAATCTTTGAGCGCCAAAGAGATTCACAATGTAGCAAGGGCTATGAAGGACTGCACTCAGGTCTCCATCAACGCTGACAAGTACATCCGCACCCAAATCGAAGAGAAGATCAAAAAGGCCTGTGAATCCACAAAGGCCAAGCTCGCTAAGGCCGGCGTGGACAGTAAAAAAATCCAGGAAATCATAGATGAGCATTTAGGAGTGGTCAAAAAATCGTAACTCAGACAGAAATAAACCGGACTATCGAGCTGTCGCAGGATTATTTTCTGCCATATCAGAACGACTGGATACTCGATGACAGCCGCTTTAAGCTCTGGGATAAGTCCCGTCGTATCGGCGCCACTTACGCCGAGAGCTACAGGGCGGTCCGCCGCCGCAACCTGCTCGACCACAGGCGTGATTACTGGTTCTCCAGCGCCGATGAATCGGCGGCGGTCGAGTTTTCTCTTTACTGCCAGCAGTGGTGCAAGCTATTCAAGGCCGTGGCCGAGGTCTTTACCGAAGAGCTCGAGGACGAAAAGGGTTACAGGTTTAACAATTACGTTGTCGAATTCCCCACCGGCAGCCGCATCAACTGTATGAGCAGTAATCCCCGCCGGTTCAGGTCCAAAGGCGGTGACATCTGTCTTGACGAGTTCGACTGGCACGACAAACCCGGCGAGATGCTCGACGCCGCCTCGCCGAGCACAATGTGGGGATATGACATTAGTATATTGACCACGCGAAACGGCGAGGGCTCCGAATTCGATAATCTCGTAAAGGTCGCAAGGAAAATTCAGGCCGGTCAGCTCGACCCCGACAAAGACCTCGTCTTACCCTGGAGCTATCATTTTGTCCCGCTCACCGTTGCCGTTGAGCAGGGTCTCGCCGAGAAGATTTACAAGCTCGATAGTATAGACCCCGCTGCCAGAGAGAGGCTGATCCGCGAGTGCCGCGCCAAAAGCCGCAGCGAGGACGCCTTCAACCAGGAATATATGTGCATCCCCTCGGCGGCCGCTTCGACTCTCATTCCTTACGATTTATATCAAAGCTGCGAGCTGGCCGACTGCATTCAGTCCCTCGTCCCTCATACGCAAGAGCACCGTTATTATTATCTCGGCGGCGATATCGGCCGCGAAAAACACCTTACCGTATTCTGGATTTGGGAGCTCGTGGGCGATGTCCTTATATGTCGTAAAATCATCAAATTGCACAAAACGCCTTACAGCGTCCAGCTGCAGGTGGCAAGCGACCTGCTCGCCAATCGCAACATACTGCGAGGGTGTATTGATGCAACCGGTATCGGCGATATGCTCGTCGAATCGCTCCAGGAGAGATTCGGCGGCTATCGCATCGAGAAAATCAAGTTCACCGGCCCTGTAAAGGAGCATCTCGCCTCAGGGGTCCTCGGTCGGATGGAGGACAGGCGTCTCCGCGTTCCCGTTGATATGGCAATTAGAGAGAGTTTCCATTCCGTCAAAAAGACGGTAACTGTAGCCGGCAATGTTCGTTTCGATGCTGCCAGCACCGAGGCCGGCCATGCGGATGAATTCTGGGCCGCCGCAACGGGTATCGAGGCCGCCCAGTCGAGTATAGTCCCGCAATGTATTTTACTTTGAGACAACGAACAATGAACAACGAACTAAACTATGAACGCTGAACTACGAACAATGAACAAACTATCTCCCGAAGCCGCCGAGATGTTAAAGGCCGCTGTTGACCGGCAGGTCGAATCCGCCAGGAAGGGTATCGGTCTGAGCCAGCTTGCCCGCCTGTGGGACACCGGCCAGTCTCTCGTTGACGGCGGCTCCAGCAAGCCGAGAAGTCCTTACAAGCAGGTCGAGCTGGTCTTTGCCTGTATTAATAAATTGATTAGTGGCATCGGCGGCCTGCCGCCGGTAATCTCGAATATCAAGGAAGAGATTATCGAGTCCGGCCCCGCTTATGATTTATTATTTAAGAGTCCATCTCTCGGTTGGGAGCGGTTTGTCACCGAGACAATCGGCCATTACGCCTTAAGCCGGGACGTCTTCTGGGTCTTTACCGATATGGCCGGCCGCCGGCCGAAGGAGATTACCGTTGTCAGCGGCACTCAGATGCACGCCGTCACTCACGATCGCACCGCTTCGGGTGTACTTTTGGGCTGGGAGTTTCGCGGTGCAGGCGGCAGGCGTGCCACTTTCACATTAGATGAAGTCTGGCAGTGGAAGAACTTCAATCCATACGACCCTTATCACGGCATAGGCCCCGCCGTCGCCGCCGAATTGAGTATCAACTACAGCTACGCCGCCTCCTTATTTAATACCTCAGCCCTCAATAACGGCGCCGAGCCTGGAATTATTTTAACAATGCCAGGCTCACTCGATGAAGATCAGATTCGTATGCACCGCAGCCAGTTCGATTCCCGTCACGCCGGTGCCGGCAAGGCCAAACGCACTGTGCTCCTCGCCGGCGGTATGGATGTTAAGACAGTCGCTCAGACGATGGTTGATATGGACGTGGCCGCTCTTACCGACAAATCCGACAACAAAATCTGCGCCTGTTTCGAGGTCCCGCCCGCCGTTGTCGGTCTTGTTACAGAGGCCCAGTACTCTCACGGCCCTGCGCAGAAGGATTTAATATTCAATACGATTATTCCTCTGGCTGCTTTGTTCGCCGGCAATATTACCAGCGGCATTCTGTCGCTTTTTTATACCGATTCGGCTCGCGGTGTTGCCTTAAAAGACGCTAAACTTTATCACGGACAGAAACACCTTTCACTGTCGAGGAGGTCTTTTTTCCGCGATGCCTTTCATAAGGCCGTTTCGCAGAACCGCTCTGTCTTTTTATGGTTCGATGCCGACCAGCATCCGACTGTTCAGGAGGCAAAAAGAGAAGTTGCAAAAAGCGTTCTCGATTCCACCAATTCTGGTGTTACTTTGAACAATCTTATCGAGGCCCACGATTTGCCTTACGAGCTTAACGAATGGGGCGAGCACTGGTGGATAACTATGGGTCAGATTCCCGCCGATTATGCGCTCGAGGCCGGCCTCGAAGGTCTGACCGGCCCATCACTGCCCGAAGGGACGCCCTCCGGCGAAGAGGAAGGTAGATCGCAAATCGCAAATCGAGTATCGAGCATCGAAAATCAAGTATCGAGCATCGAGAATCGAGCATCGAAAATCGAGCATCGAGAATCGAGCATCGAAAAAGATTCCCAGCTTCAGCGTCTTCGCATCTGGCGAAGCTGGGTCATCTCCTGGGCCGGCATCGAGCGGGAATACACCGAGGCAATGCGTAAGTATTTTTTGAGACAGCAGCGGATTTTACTCAGCAAGCTGAAGGCTGCGATGAACCCCGAATCCCGAACCCTGAACCCCGAACCCCGAACTGACGAAATAATCGCCCGCATCGTTTTCGATTTGAAGCTTGATAACAATAAAATCAAGGTCATTAATCATACCTTTTTCGATAAGGCTGCCGAACTGGGTATCCGCCAGTCGTTATCGGAAATCGCCGGTCTTACCGGGGCCGCCCTTGACGAGGCGGCCGCTTCTGTCAGGCTCTCGCTGAAGATAACAGGCAAAATGCGGCTCTCATCGAGTAAGATTACCGGCATCAACGCCACCACTCAGCGAATGGTCGCCGAGCAGTTAAAGGCAGGTCTGGAATCCGGTGAAGGTCTGAGCGAGCTGTCCGGCCGTATCAAAAAGGTTTTGGGCTCCAACAGGGCACGGGCGATTTCAATCGCCCGCACTCAGACCGCCGGCGCCGTCGGCACCGGCCGTCACGAAGGTATGAAATCCGCCGGCATTAAGTTAAAGGGCTGGCTGACCAGCGGCGATAAAGATGTCCGTCCCGCCCACATCGCCGCCGGCGGCAGATACGCCGCCGGTATAGCCGTTGACGTCCCGTTCGAGGTCGGCGGTGAATTTTTAATGTACCCGGGCGACCCTGCCGGCTCGGCCGGCAATATTATCAACTGCCGCTGCTGCGAAATCGCCATAGCCTCCGCCGGCAAGAGCTACGGTATCGCTCATTACAGTAATATTAACTTTTATTCATATAGTGACATGCAGAAGGAGCTTCGAACCACGAACCACGAACCACGAACCACGAATAAGGTATAAAAATGGAAACTAAATATTTTTTCGCCAAGGTAAAATCAATCAACGAGACCGAGCGCACCCTAGACGCCGTCGCTTCGACCAGCGCCCTTGACCGTGACAACGACATTATCCTGCCCTCCGCCTTTGCCGAGACTATCGAGGCCTTCAAGGCCAACCCCGTAATACTTGCCACTCATCAGCATCGTTTAAGCACCGGCTCTTCGCCGGTCATCGGCTCTGCCGTCCCCGAATCCATCGTAATAGGCGACAAGATAGTCACCTTTACTATGCGTTTTGCCGGGACCCCCCTGGGCGATGAATACTGGCAGCTCTACAGGGACAAGCACATGCGGGCATTCAGTATCGGTTTTATTCCTCTCGAACACGAGGACCAAAAGGATGAGCACCTCGGCTATGTTCGTACCTATACAAAAATTGAGCTTCTGGAAATCTCCGCCGTCCCCGTCCCTTCCAATCGCCAGGCGCTTGTAAGGGCCAAGGGCTTTTTCGAGGCCGAGGATATCAGAAGCGATATCGCCGAGACCGTTAAGGCCGTCACCGAGCAGGTCTTCAAAGACCAGCTCGACAAATTTGTTTTGCGTATTGAGGACAGATTGGACCAATTCGAATCTGTCATAGTCGATTCGGACGGATTTGCGAACTCGCTTTTGTGCGGCGGCGGGTTCGAGCCATCCGCTCCAGACGACAAAACTACAGCCGCTCTTAAACAGTTGGAAAGAATCGAAAACATAGTAATAAGTGGTAAGGAACAATGTGCTTCGAACCACAAGCTATGAACAGTGAACTTTTTTAGGAGTTTAAAAATGACCCTTACGGAAATTGAAAAAAAATTGAAGGAAACGGCCGACACTATTGAGCAGGCCGTTGGAGACATAAGCGCCAACAAGGCCACCCGTCAGGAGGTCCTTGACCTCATCGAAGAGCGCACCAAGAGCGACAGGGAAATGCTCGAAGCCGCCAAGACCGACATCGAGAAGCTCAATACCGGCATCGGCGAAATGAAGGAGGCCACCGATTCCCTGCAGACCCAGTTACGCACGCTCGGCAAGGCCAGAATGACTAATCTGCTTGACACCAGGAACAACTACAGGGGCTACTTCTCCAGTCCGCAGGAGGCCAAGGCCTTTGCCCTGCTCGTTATGGCCGCCTCTACCGCCGGAATCTCGAAGCTCTCCGACCGTCACGATAAAGCCAAGAAGTCACTCGATGATATGGGTATCGAGCCGTACTGGCTCGATGCCGGCGGCCATAAGACGATGGCCGGCTCTTCGATGACCGGCGGCGGCGCCCTCGTCGTTGTCGAGCAGATCCCGAGCATTATCATGCTCCTGGAGCAGTATGGAAAGTTCCGCGCCAACGCCCAGGTTATGCCGATGGGCGCCGGCCAGACCTTACAGCCCAAGACTGACAGCCTTTTGACTGTCTATTGCCCGGGCGAGGGCGGCGCAATCACCGCAGTCGACCCTAAGGTCGATACTGTTTCACTGCTGCCAAAGACCCTCTGTGCTCTTACCTGTTACAGTATGGAGCTTGAGGACGATTCCTTGGTCGCTTTGGGTGAGATGCTGGCAGGCCTGTTCGCCCGCAGCTTCGCTTATTACGAGGATTTGTGCGGCTTTCTCGGCGATGGCACCAGCACCTATTTCGGCTTCACAGGCATCAAAGGAGCGCTGCTCTCCGTTGATGCGACTATCGCCAATATCAAGTCACTCGCAGTCGGCAGCGGTGATACCTACGCCGAATTAGCACTGGTCGACTTCGAGAAGGTTGCCGGCATAGTGCCCGTTATGGCCGAGGATGAGAACCTCAAGTGGTACGTCCACAAGTATTTCTTCTGGACGATTATGGTGTCCTTGGCCCTGGCGGCCGGCAGCGGAACCGCAACTGAAATCCTCACCGGCCAGGCCCTGCGTCAAAAGACGTATCTGGGCTATCCGGTCGAGTTCAGTCAGGTAATGCCCAAGGCAACGGGCGTTAGCCAGATTTGCGCGCTGCTTGCCAATCTTCGGCAGGGAGCAATGCTGGGTGTTCGCGGCGGCATCGAATTTGCATCATCGAGTGAGCGGTACTTCGAGAAGGGCGTCATCGGCGTTCGCGGCAGAGACCGCATCGCCATCAACGCCCACGGCGTCGGCAATACCACCGATGCCGGCCCGATTTGCGGCCTGATTACCGCAGCAACGTAAAGAAGATTGAAGATTGAAGATTGAATATTGAATATTGAATATTGAATATTGCGATACGCGATACGCAATACGAACAATGAACAATGAACTTATTCGAAAGGAATAACAATGGATTTGAGAGCAATGTTAAAGGCCTTAAAGCTCAAAATGACACTCCCACCGGAATTGAAGGATAACGGCGATTTCGCAGGCAATACTTACTTCGACACCTCCGGTCTGGCAGCCGTTTTATTTTTATTCGAAGTCGGCACTACCGATGTGGCTTCCGGTGCCGCTATCGGCTCGACCGCCGAAGGCACAGCGCCTCTGGTTGAAGAATGCGACACAACCGGCGGCGCTTACACCGCCGTCACCGGCGCCGCTTTGGCCAATTCGATTCAGTACAACGAGGATGACAAGCTCTTCGGAATCTTCGTCGATTTGAGCAAGAGCCATAAGCGTTATATGCAGGTGCAGGCCCCGCATTCGGCGGTTGGCGCCGTCAACGGCTCGTACCTTGCTATTCTGGCAATCGGCTTTCCCTCTAATGTAATGCCGAGAACCGCCGCCGAGATGGGTCTTACCGAGTTAATCGAGGCTTAAAATTGATTCCCTGATAAGGGATGCCCCCGCCTGCCCGCCGCTTCGGCGGCGGGCGGGTATTGATAATGAATTTTAATAAGGTGACTTATGTGGATAATTATGAAATCGACTTACGCCGGTGTCGCCGGCCTGTTCCTCAAAGGCAACAAATACGACCTGCCGCTCAATATTATTAAGCAGCTTCCTAAGGGCGAGTACAAAAATACCTGCGCTCCCTGGGACGAAAAGAAGGTAAAAAAAATGCGAAAGCAAAATCTCAAAAACAGCCGGCCGGCTGAAGGCCGAAAGCAGCAACGCTCGCCGAAGGACAAGCAGTTCCGGCCGGTCAAAAGTCCTGATTACAGAACGAAATAAGGTTGTGTTAAAGACATTTTAACGGGTATGTAAAAATGGCTGAACTAATCTCTAAAACATCCTCGGCTGTCGCCGTCAATGAGGGCCTGACTATTCTCATCGACTGGACAAATATCGAGCAGGTCTCCGGCTTTACCGTAATTATAAATAACGCCGGCGGCGGAAGTGCCGATGATATTACCGATGTCCGGATTGATACGTCCGATGATGGCGGTGTCACATCCGAGACCGACCAGCACGCCGGCGTACCCGCCGTCCCTATCGCTGCCGGCAAGGCATCGGTCGGGACTTTTACCGAGACCGCAAAGTTTGTCCGCGTCCGGGCACTCTGTGCCGAGGGCGCCGATACCACCGCCGATGCTGTTTTACTGGCCGATTCGGCCTCCGCCCGCATCTGCACTATTGAAGATGTAAAGGGAAGGCTCGGCATAGACAATACCGACCACGATTCGATGCTCGGCCGTATAATCTCCGGCCTGGAAGGCATCTTTAATTCCTATTGCCGGAGGCTTCTTTTATTAAGCTCCACCGATGTCACCGAGTATTATACCGGCGGCGCCTCGTACCTAAATCTCAAGCGTTATCCTGTCGTTTCGATTACTTCCGTTAAGGAATCTTACGATTACGATTTCGATTCGGCGGACGCCCTTGTGGCCGACTCCGACTACCGCCTCGTCGGCGGCGGCAAAAACGGTATTTTGTACAGGATATATTCCAGCTGGTACGATTTCGACGACTCCATTCAGGTGATCTACAAGGGCGGCTTTTGCTCCGCCGGCCAGACACCCGGCGAGGGCGAATTTGTATTGCCTGCCGACCTGCGCGAGGCCGCAATCGAGCAGGCATCGTTCCTCTTTAAGAGAAAGGATGACATAGGTCTTTCGTCAGTCGGCTTCGAAGGAGGCTCAATAAGTAAATTCTCACCTATGGACCTGCTGCCTATGGTAAAGAAAACTTTGGATGATTACGTAAGGCGTACTCTGTTATGATGATTCAGTTGGAGATGGGACCGAATTTTGCAAGGGTAGTCGACGAGCTCGGCTCGATGGGTACCGCTGTAATCGAGGCCTGCTCGGCAGGCCTGGCTTCCGGTGTCAAGCTCGCCGCAAGTAATGTAAGTAAAAATTATCTAAGTGGCCAGGTTCTTCGGACACGGACAAAAATGCTCAAGAACGCTGTCGATGGCTGGCTGGCCGGCCCTCTCGATGGCGTCGTCGGCGTCCGTGCCAATTCCGCAGTCGACAAATATAAGTGGCTGTTATCCGATGAATCCAAGACCATTGTCCCCAAGAGGGCCAAGTTTTTGTGTATTCCAATCGGCGAGGGCCTGACCGGCGCCGGCGTCGCACGCTACATCTCGCCGAGGCAGGTCCCCGATGGCTTCTTCGTTAAGACCGGCGGTAAGTTATTGTTCGGCTACAAGAAGGGTAAGCGAGGCAAGTTCCGTCCGCTCTTTGTCCTCGTTAAGAGCGTTTTCGTTCAGGGCTCGGGCGCCCTTTACGATGGCGTCACCGATTCGCTCGGTGACATCTCCGGTGCGATAGAAGAGCAAATCGACAGGAATATTAAAGATTGAATATTGCTTGTCCGCCGTAGCTTTAGCGAAGGCGGAAATATTGAATATTGAATATTGAAAATCGTAAATCGAAAATTGTAAATCGAGCAGCAGATTATGGCAAACGATGGTGGGTTAATGGCGGTGCTTGAGCAGTGGATGGCCGATATACTTGCAGCGATGACCTCCGGCGGCAAGGCCGTCTTTAAGACCGCCGATGTCTGGCGTCACCAGGTCGGCGCCACATCAGGCGGTATTGAGGCCTTCGACCGTTACGAGCCGTTCGCCTTCGTCTCTTACCAGTCGGCCGATGCCGCCCGCGAAGGCGATTACGACCTTCGCCAGGTCCTCGAGTTCGCCGTTCTCATCGGCGTTGTAAGTAAGAGCCCCGGCGATGCAAGGACAGGCAGCTCCGGCAATCTCGGTACCAGTAAGATCCGCGACCTCGTCATTGCCGCTTTCGATAAACAGAGGCCTGACGATGAGAGTATCGAGTGTGATGAATTTTATTATACCGGCGAGCTCGAAATTTTCGATTCGCCGAAGCGTCATGCCATCCAAATGAATTTTGAAGTCAGTCAGGTTGGTTTGTAGAACGTGAATAGTGAATATCGAATATTGAAAATTGAAAATCGTAAATCGTAAATCGTAAATTGAACTAATTTAAGGAGTTTATAATATGGCTACTGTAAATAAGCGAGTGGGTCTGCCTCAGGCTACGGTAATTAACGGTGTTGACGCCGGCGGCACTATGCTGGCCGTCATTAACGCCGGCTATGACAACCTGATGTACAGCTCCCCGGACGGCCTTGAGGTCCCTCTCAAAGACAAGGAATGCCAGTTCGTTCGCGGCACTATCACTACCCAGGACTGGGCCGTGGCGGTGAACCTGCTTACCGGCGTAGTCGGCACGTACGTTTTTTATGAGCGAAAGAGCGGCGTCGCCGCCGCCACCGGTTACGTCCAGCACACTATCACCGCACCCGTCATTCACCGAATGAGCATTAATCTTACCAAGGGCGGCTACTCCGCTATCACCTTCGATTTCGAATGCCGTGCCGCCGATGAGACCGTAACGATCGCCGCTATGTGGGCAGTGCTCGACAGCCAGGCAGCCCCGACTTACATCCCGGCAGCAAGGGGCGGCTATCGTGTTGAAACTGCCGTCCACGGCGTCGACCCTAATAACATTGACATCTATCACGTTACAGCCTTCAATTTCACACTGACGCTTCCCCTTGTAAAGGACTGCAACGATGCCGACGTTGCCTATACCTGCGTCGATGCCCGTCTTGACGGCCTTACCGCCGGCGGCTCTATCAGCTTCCAGGCGGGCGAAGTCACCGGCGCCATTCTCACCTGCCAGGAGCTAATCGCGGCTGCTGCAGCGGCGCTGGTCCTGGTCGTCACGCAGTCTCAGGGCGCCGCCGACAAGACCGTAACAATCGCCAACGTTGACTTTAACAGTATCGGCAGCTCTTCGAGCGTTAACGCCCCTTTTACCGAATATACTGCCGCCTTCGACGTCGCCAATGATGTCACAACCCAGCTGACGCTGGCCGGCGATAATAAGATTATTGCCATAGTATAATTACGACCCGTGAATAGTGAATATCGAAGATTGAATATTAAAAACGTAAATCGTAAATCGTAAATCGAGTATCGAGTATCGAGTATGGCCAAAGACATCAACATCCACGTAAAGGCCAAGGACACCGGCCGCACCCGCCAGCAGCTCGATGAGGTCGGCCGCTCCGCGAAAGACGTCGGCGCCAAGACCGCCGAGGGCGGCAAGCAGGCCGCCGCTGCTACTGAGAAAACAACACAGAAGCTTACCGGTATGGGGAGAATCCTGGAAACCTTAAAAGGTCAGGTGTTGGCTTTTGTTGGCGCATTCCTTGGCCTTCAATTTGTGATGAAGATAATCACTACTCTTATACAAAAGCTCGAGCGCATCCAGCAGCTCCAAAGAGAAATCTATGAAAAGTCGCTCAGTTTCGCCGAAATCGGCCAGGCCCTCGAGTTTCAGACCGGCACTCGCGGCCGTCAGATGGACTGGGCCGCTAAGGCGGCCGCCCTGCAGAAAGCAGGAGGCCTTGCCTCTCCTGCAGTCGCCCAGCAGATGCTTATCTCTATGGATATCGCCTTCGCCGCCCAGGGCGGTATTAAGAGTCCGCAGGTTATGGGTATTGCCGGCCAGCTCGCCCCGTTTGTCGGCACCGCCGGTCTCGGCCCTGCCGAGGTCAGCCAATTATTTAAATTTGCAGGCGCCGCCGGCATCGCCCCGACTACAGCCGCCTATAAACAGTATTTTGCACAACTACAGGCAGCCTATACAGCCAGTCAATCTACTAATTTCGGCCAGTTTCTCTCAGGCGCTCAAAAGGGAGTTACTGCCTATATAACGCAGGGAGGCACTCTGACTGAGGGTTTAAGCGCCTACGGTGGAGCTGTCGCTGTTACAGCTAACGAAGCCCTCGCGGCCACGCTTGTTGAGCAAGTTGCGCGTTTATCCGGCGGCGGCTATGAGCGGCCCCGTCAGGCGATTGAGAAAGGTCTTGGCGTAAGCTGGGAGACCCTCTCGATGAATGAAAGAATGGACGCCCTTTTAAGATATGTCGGTGGTATCCCCGAATCCCGCCGGGCCCAGGTCCTCGCCGCCCAGGGCTTTCCAATGGAGCTTACAACCGGAATCGGCAAGATGATTACGCCGGGTGCCATGCGGACAATGGCCGCTACGCGAAGAGTTGTTGAAGGTGCGGCAGTCTCTAATTTAGATGCACAGACGCAAGCTTATTTAAAATCATTGTTAGGAAAAGCAAAAGCTGCTGAGGCCGACAGGGCGGCGGACGTCATCGAGGCCGGACCCGAATTTGCATCCTGGCAGGAGAGATTAAAGACCGCCAGAGAGCAGCATGAGATTCTTGTCGCCAAAGGCGAAGACCGCTGGATACGCGATAAGCTTGAACCTTATGTTATGGCTATCGAATACCTGCAAAAAGATATCACTGCCTTCGAGCCCAGCACGGAAGAGGAGCGGCTCAGAAAAGAAGATCTGCTTTACAGGATTAAAACATCAATGGAGATGCCGACAGGTCTGCTAACACAATTCATGGGTACAGGAGGGCAGGTTGGCAAATTAGGTTATAAATGGTTAGAAGAATTTGAAGCCCTTCAGAATCCAACCGCAGGTTCTACTGGCCAGCCCGTAATCATAAACGACAATTCCGTTAAATATTATCCGCGAGTCGGTGTAGATGACACCGGCCAGGGCCCGAGGACTTTTCCCCCGGGCGTGGTACCGTAAGTGGATTGAAAATTGAATATCAAGCATCGAGCATCGCTTGCCCGCCGTAGCCTTGGCGAAGGCGGGAGTATCGAGTATCGAGTAACGAATTATGGCAACTAACTTAACGACTATTTTTGGAAGTGCTATAAGAGCCGGCGTCCAGCCCCGCCAGTCGGAGCGCCAGTACGCCGGCTTCCCCGGCGCCCACGGTGTCACCTCTATGGCTATGGGCACTCGCGGCCGCCAGCTTGTCATCACCGGTACTTTTTATCAGGCCGGTGTCAGTTACGCCGCTGCCCGTGCCGCTCTCCAGGCCGCCATCGATGTTATCGAAGCTTACCAGTGGGTGCCTGAAGCCGATTACACCTACGGCGGCCAGACCTATTACAACGTTGTCTTCGATAAGCTCTCTTTAGTCCCCGATGCAAAAGGCAAGTTCTTTCACTGGAACGCCGGCGGCTACGTCACCGTCGATTTTATTTGTTACGGAAGATGTTTGATTTAATATTGAATATTGAAGAGTGAATAATAAAAATTGAATATTGCTTGTCCGCCGTAGCTTTAGCGAAGGCGGAAATATTGTAAATTGTAAATCGTAAATCGACATCGAGTATCGAGTATCGAGTATGGTAAAGAACGATCATAAAAAGTTGTCCCGCTCCGCCCAGCGATTGGTTGTCGAGTACAAAAAGGCTGTCGGCTCACCGCCCGAGTTCGCCCTGTCCTGGCAGCCTTTATGGAGCGCTAAGGTCGACCGTATAACAATCAATCGAGGCGCTCGTTCTTCGGTCGCCGTTATCTGGTTCCCTGACCTGCGCTGGGATGAGACTCATTCTCTTGCCTGGGGTGATATGGTCCGCATCCGCACCGACCATCGCTCGGATTCTGAAAGGACTATTGTTTTTAAGGGTTTTGTCACTAACTATATGAGCGGCTATTCCGGCGGAAGTGAGCAGTCCGGCTCCTCTTACGAGCGCAACGCCGTCGCCTGTTCGGACTTTCGCTGGCTGCTGCGGGTGACCTCTCCCGTATTCGGCCAGTTAGCTCGCGGACCTGATGACTATACCGGCTACGGCACGGCCGAGCAGGCTGCTATCTCCGATTCGGCCACGTACCTTTCCGGCCGTCGAATAATCTTCAATCCTAACGGATTAACCAACTGCGATGAGACTGAGCTTGAATATAAGGATGTTTACGGCAGCGCCTTATGCAATATCCCTGTATTCTGCAACGCCGGCGGCGGTGATTTCTGGACGGTGCGTAAAATGCTCCGTTATATTTTGAGTCCCTTCTATAATCTCGCCTATAAGTATTTTCCCGTCCCCGACCCTGATAAATTGGCCGGTCTCGACTATTCCGACTTCGATAAGGTGTTGTATAACATTGTCGTTGACGGCCTTAACGTCATCGAGGCCGTCTCTTCGATTTGCCGTCATATCGGCTGGGACTTCCGCGAGGATTATTCGAATGATGGTGGGGTCTCTCTCGTCTTTTACAAGCCTGGTTCCGCCGCCGGCTACGTGCGTTCGGCCTCCAATAAGACAAGACTGCATTATTTGTATTGTCCCGTCCCTGGTGAGAGCATTGCCGCCGCCGTAGCCGCCGGCGTGAAGGTGTTATGGCATATGGACATGGCCGAGGACATTGCCGCCGTCATCAACAATCCCTGGGGCTTCGGCGCCCCGCACCGCTTCGAGTTCACAGCCGAACTGGTCCCCGCCTGGCTCGACAGCCGGCTTGAGCCTGACACCTCCGAAAATAATACCCGGCTCTTTTTAACCGAGTCCGACCTGCAGCAGCTGACCGACCCCAATTCCTACAGTTATCATAAATACTATCATCCTCGCGGCTCGGCTTTCCGCCGTGACGTCGGCCGCAAGTGGTCTTTGAACGAGTCCGGCTCTTATACCGATGCGGATACCTATAATAGGGGCAGCCCTTTTGATTTCGCCAAGGTCATTGACGATGAGTACATTCGCGACAGCAGCACTTACAAGCGCCGTTACGCACCCTTTAACAGGCGATTACTGCCCTGTTTAACGGTTGATAAAGACAATTTAAATACGGTCGGCATCAAGGTCGAGTTCAGCTTCGACGGTGGCGGCAGCTGGCAGGTAATCAACGCATCGATAAGCTCTCTCGGTTCGGAGGCCGGTATCTATATCGATGAGGCCAACCTTGCTGAGATGGCCGACCAGGCCGAAGGCAAAATCGCCGGCGGCACTCTCGATGGTGTGCCGCTTAATCTATGGACTTCGCTTTGCGATGACAAATTGAACGGTCGCAGTTTCAAGGCCGGTGCCTGGAAGAGCCGTGTTCGTGTCACCGCTTCGGTCCAGCTCGACAGCCGCCTAGGCGTCAAGGCCTCGCCCGTCCCCATGGTCGGCTCTCCTTTTCATCATTCGCAGTTATACGATTTCTCTGAAAAGTACGGTCTCGCCAGGCGAACGACTTCGAGCTCGTTTTCTACGAGCGACCTTCCCGCCGCCGAGAAGGGTGCTGATGAATGGTTCGATAAGCACTTGGATGCCATAAGAAACGCCAATCAGGACATGTCCATCAGCGGCGCCTTTACTTTGGAGCGTTTATGGCTGGGCGAGGGCACAGGAGAGCCTGCTTTTTGTCTCGGCGATGGCATCGAGAAAATCAGCGGCAGGGACTATCCGCTGAGTATCCAGCTTTCAGGTGAGCAGGTCATCTGCCCTGAGGTTTGCCAGATTATTTATCTGCCCGACAAGCAGAAAATGAAACTGATTACCAGAGACCTTCGTTTCGCTGAAAACGTGATGGATTGAAAATTGAATATCGTAAATCGAGCATCGAGTATCGGGTATCGAGTAACGAATAATGTCCGCTATTGTAAATGTAAGTTTTATTGTCGGTATCGGCTATCTGCCGGGTGATTATGCTGTGCTGTTCGGCAATGGCGGCATTGGTGAGATTGATTATGATACCCCGCTGTCGGGCGAGCTGCCGTTATATCCCAGCGGGGCGGGTATCTACGGATTCGGCAGGGCGCCCTTTGGCCGGTCCAACTGGGGAAGGGCCTTTAGTATGAAGGCCCCCGGCTTCGGCCACCTGCCCTTCGGCCGATACCCCTTCGGACATGGCACGGCTATCGTGCAGGCGGCGCACGAGGTGTTCGATTGCGGAGCGTATAAATTTGCCTTCGGATGCTTTGATGAGTGGGGCAACGTCCATTCGGGCACACCCGAAGAGGTATCCGCCGATATCCACATCGCCCCTGATGTCCCGGCCGGCCTTACGAGGGTCAGTTACAACAAAACAACGGATGTTTTAATATTAAACGCAGCATAGAAAATGGATTTACCTGTAAATATGAAAATTAAGGCTATCACCCCCTGGTTGGGGAGCAAACGGAATCTGGCGCCGAGGATTGTCGGCTTGCTCGGCAAGCATCGAGTTTATTGGGAGCCGTTTTGCGGGTCGATGGCGGTCCTCATGGTAAAACCGCCTTGTATAATGGAGACGGTGAACGATTTACATAGTGATCTGATAAATCTTGCAAGAGTAGTTCAGGATAGGGGGCTTGGACCGCAACTATATAGACGATTGCGACGGACTTTTATGTGCGAGATGTTATTTAAGGAAGCGGCTGAACGGTATAAACACAGAACTTATCATAAGCCAGTAGAAGCGCCGGACATCGACAGGGCCTATGATTATTTCCTCTGCGCCTGGCTTGGTCGAAACGGCGTTGCGGGTACAAATAGTTACAATCAAGGTTTTTGTGTTCGCTACACGGCAAACGGGGGGCATGCCGCCAAAAGGTTTCAATCGGCGATTGGTTCTATCCCTGCCTGGAGGCGCAGACTGGCCAACGTGACTATCCTGCAGTGGGATGCGTTTGAATTACTGGAGAGAATTGACGATAAACGGGGCACAGCGATATACATTGACCCACCTTATCTGGTGAAGGGGGCAAAATATACTTACGACTTCGAGGAGAGTGACCATATAAGACTTGCCCAGATGCTCGGGCGGTTCAAAGAGACGTGGATTGTTGTCAGCTATTATGATGATAAGCGGCTTAAAGAGATGTATCCCAAATGGAGCCAGTATAAAATTATAGTATCGAAGGCGATGGCCAACCAAGGTTCACGTGGTAAAAAAAATGCAAAGGCAACGGAAGTTTTGTTGGTTAATAATGACATGGCCCAGATAACTTTGTGGAATAAAAAAAACAACCGGAGACAAACCGCCTAAAGGACGAAGTGAAAATTGAATATTGAATATTGAATATAGCAAATTACCCTCTGCCGAAAAGGTGAAAATAATTATGAAAATACCGTTAGTGAATTGTTATGAAACATAAACTGAAAAGGAAATCAAGTTTTATTGTTGTGGTGCTTCGCTCACTCAGGCATGGAGCTTGTGTGCGATGCAACACGCCGATTCGGTCACTTGAGGAATCGTCAAAACACTGGGAAACTGAACTTAAAAAATCGAAGAGAATAAATTATGAAAATACCGTTTTTGCCGGTGCATATAATAAGAACCCGCCGGCTTAAAAAAGTAAAGGATGATGCCTTCGCTGAAGGCCGGATTAGCAACACGAGGATTATCAGCAACCTGCTCGATACGAATAATAAGCTCACCGCTGATTTGAAGCGTATTTCCGGAGGTAAGCTAACCGAATATAAGCGTAAAAACCGAATTCTAAAACGCTCATCAAAAACACACCAATGATGGGTACTGAGTTTATTAATATATGAGGGCCTGCCGGGGCGAATACTAACCCGCCTCGTTAATGCAGGCTGGACATTTTGTTGTTGCAGCCCTGTATGGGGCGTAGCTGGTCTTTGAAAATTTTATCGAAAACCGGTTGAAAATTTTATGTTCTTAAAAATTCAGAACTAAAATTAACTTGCGTTTGTAGTTGCGAAGTTGCGGCAAAAACTTTCGCTTTATTGTCTTGTTTTTAAATAGTTAATTTTCGCCTGTGGCCGGTTTGGTGCGGTTTTGAAAGGGTATTAAACGTTTCGTAAGGTCTCTTTAATTTATGCCATTTTGGGCCAACGTGTGCAGCCTGGTGGCCTGTTTGTGCCACTTCTAAAATTTTTAATTTCAGCCCGCCTATATTCACAAAATCCTCATTATTAGGCCCCAATCCCGCATAAATTCGGGTAGTCCTGCCTAATCCCACCCACGTCCGGTTTGTGCCATTTCAACCTCAGTTTTACAACAGGCTTTAATATGCGCTGGTACGTTTTACGAGTCCAGTCAAATAAGGAGATGCTCGTTAAGGAAGCTCTTTTGCAGAAGGTGAAGATGAAAGGTTTAGGCGATATAATCGGCAGAATAGAGGTTCCGGTTGAGCGGGTTAAGCGAATCCGCGGCAGCAAACAGACCGTCCATACTCGTAAGCTGTATCCTGGTTATGTTTTTATGGAGATGGAGCCGACCGATGACGGGCGCGTGCAGGAGAAGGCCTGGTTTATGATTAAGGAGACATCCGGCGTTGGAGATTTTATCAGCACTGAAGGAGTTCCCACGCCGATGCGCGATACGGACGTGGCGAAGATGCTTCTGGAAGCGGAAAAGCCTGGAGAGACACCAAGCATCAAAGTTGAGTTTGAAAAGGACGACCAGATAAAAATTCGGGAAGGTGCGTTTGAGAATTTTGAAGGTATAGTTGATTCGATAGACCCTGAGCGGGGGATAGTTAAAGTGATAGTTACGATATTCGGCAGGAGTACGCCGCTGGATATAGAGTATTGGCAGATAGAAAAGTTGTGATTTTGCACTGTCTTTTTTGGGTGCGTGTTGAGTTATGTCAGAAGCGATGCAGGATTGAGGTGAATAGTGGCGAAAGAAGAAGTAGTGAGAATTAAATTGCAGGCACCGGGTGGTCAGGCGACGCCTGCGCCTCCGATAGGTCCGGCGCTGGGTCAGCATGGGGTTAAGATAGGCCAGTTTGTTTCGCAGTTTAACGAACGAACAAAAGACCTTAACGGGATTATAGTTCCGGTTGTTATAACGATGTATAAGGACAAGAGTTTTTCTTTTGAGGTCAAGAGTCCTCCGGCGGCGGTTTTGCTAAAACAAGCGGCGGAAATTGCCAAGGGCAGCGGGATACCCAATAAAGAAAAAGTCGGTAAAGTTACTCGCAAGCAGGTGAGGAAAATTGCGGAGAGGAAGTTCAAAGATTTGAACGCATACGATTTGGACCAGGCTGAGAAGATTATAGCAGGAACCGCCCGAAGTATGGGCGTTGAAATAGAGGGCTGAAAGAAAGATTTAATATAGTGCCGACCACGGCGGTTGGATGGGAAAATAGTGGCAGCGAAATTAACGGCTCGAAAGAGGTGTTATTCGCGAA